CGTTAGAAAAAAATATTATGGAGCACATATCATTGATGGCACAAGAACAAGTAATAATAGAATTTCCACAAGAAATGGCTATGTTACCACAGATGCAACAAGCAGCTGTTATGAACCCACAAATACAACAACAAATGCAAGAAATATCTCAGAGAATAGAAGCTAGAAAAGCTGTATTGATTGCAGATATGACAGAAGAGTTTATGAAGGAAGAAAAACAAATTACATCTCAGTTTGATCACGACCCATTACTTAAATTAAAACAAAGAGAAGTAGATCTTAAAGCTATGGAAACAGAACGTAAGATGAAAGAAGATGAAGCTAGAATAAATTTAGATAGAGCTAAAATGGTTCAAGCAAAAGATCTTACGGAGCAAAAACTTGATCAAAATGAAGATCTAGCTAAATTAAGAGCGGATACTTCAATAGAAAAATCATTGATGTCTGTAGGTTCTAAACTAGCATCGGATGCAGCTAAAACAAAAGACGTTGAGATCTTGAAAGGTCCAAAACGATAGTATATACAAATAATAGGAGAAAAATATGAAAAAAGAAAAACACGGCAATTCAATGTTTCTTAACAAAGATGGCTATGCTAAATCTGTTGAAATTGAAATTCCTGCTCAAAACTTAGAGATTGATCCAAGAGGTAAATCAAGTTTTAGAGGTAAAGGAGTTTATATTGCAACTGGTGATGTAGCTGACGTTAAAGGAACTAAAAGAATGTTAGCTGACAAGAAAAAAACAGCTAAGTGGTACTAGGATGTGGTTATCGGCAATTAAGTTAGCCGTTTCTGCTGGAAGTAAAATTTATGCTAACAAGCAGAGAACGAAGATGGCTATGTCAGAAGCACAGCTTATGCATGCTTCTCGTATGGCCGAAGGTAAGGAAGCTTACCAGGGAAAATTATTAGAAGCCCGTCAGTCAGACTGGAAGGACGAGGCCGTTCTCATAATTTTAAGTTTGCCCGTGTTGGTGCTGGCCTGGGCAGTCGTATCAGATGATCCGACCGCAATGGACAAAGTCAAATTGTTTTTTGACATGTTCTCACAGCTCCCGTCATGGTTCACCAATTTGTGGATCCTTGTCGTGGCGTCGATATATGGTATAAAGGGTACACAAATTTTTAGGAACGGAGGAAAAAAATGAGAAATGATTTTGGAACAAGACCATACAAATCAAGATTTGGTGGTAGCCAAGCGATGAAAAAAGGTGGATCTGCTAAAAAGAAAAAGAAGCAGGGATACAAAGATAGAAAAGACGAATCCATCGCTATGAGAATTCGTAAGAAAAGAACTCCTGCACAGTTAAAAGCTAGCAGAGATGAGTCTTACGGAAGATTTGGTTCTAAAGCTAAAAAATCTGGCAAAATAAACAGATAATGGCTAAAAAGAACTGGATACAAAAAGCGGTAAAAAAACCGGGAGCTTTAAGAAAATCTTTAGGCGTTAAAAAAGGTCAAAAGATTCCAGCCGGTAAATTAAAAGCTGCTGCAAAAAAAGGTGGTAAGTTAGGCCAACGTGCTAGACTTGCCATGACTTTTAAAAAGATGAGGAAAAAGTAATGAACAAAAAAAATAATTTTGGAATGTTAAGTGTAAAAGCGGGAATTGATGACAACCCTAATCCAACTCACGCAGATAGAATTGCTGGAGCAAAAGGAATGAAAAAAGGTGGGAGAGTTAAAAAAAGTTCTCGTAAAGCTAAAAAAGGTGGCGGTTGCGAAATTAGATAATGTTTAAAAAAATTAAAAATTTTATTTGCAAAATTTTTAACATTAAAGCATGTAAATGTGATGATGTTGATGAGCATATAGAATTATATACAAAAATTCCTGAACCAAAAATAACGGTTCATGAAGAAGACCCAACACATTGTAAGGATCATATTAGGTTTAGAAAATCTTGTCCTCAGTGTGTTGCAATTTAAAAAGGAGAAACAATGAAAAAAGGTTATCATAAAACAAAAGACGGTAGAACAGTAAAGAAAGGTCTTTACTACTACATGAACAAAAGAAAAAAAGCTGGAACAAGCAGACCTGGTAAAGGAACTGTGTCTTCTAAAGCTTTAAAAAGATCAGCTAAAACTGCTAAGAAAAGCTAATGGCTGAAAACCCTATAAGACGAACTACCGGTAAAGGTGGTAATTATAGAAAAACAAAATCTGGGGCAGGCATGACCCGAAAAGGTGTTGCTGCTTATAGAAGAGCAAACCCAGGTTCAAAACTAAAAACGGCCGTGACAGGAAAAGTGAAACCTGGATCAAAAGCTGCTAATCGTAGAAAATCTTACTGCGCACGTTCACTAGGACAACTTAAACGATCATCAGCAAAAACCAAAAACGATCCAAATTCTCGTATCCGTCAGGCACGTAGAAGATGGAAATGTTAATGGAACCAGAACAAGTACTAAACAATCTAAAAAGAGCAATTACTAGAAGAGTAGAGCAGTTAGCAATCTCGGTAACGTCCGGTGGGGTTGACAATATGGAAACATATAAGTATATAATAGGACAAATAAATGCATTGGAATCAGTGCGTCAGGAAATCTCTAACCTGCAACAAGATAAGGAGCTAAATGAAAACATCGGAACAGTTATCAACATCAAACCAAAAAATAATAACTCCAAATAAAGAATTAATCGGAGTTAAAAAATCAAAGAAAAAAGAAGTTACAAACGAAAAAGCAAAACTTCCTCAACCAACGGGTTGGCGAATGTTAGTTTTACCTTTTCGAATGAATGAAAAATCTAAAGGTGGTGTATTGTTTGCAAATGAAACAGTAGACAAACAACAAGTCGCTTCACAATGTGGAAACGTATTAGCAATGGGTCCAGATTGTTATAAGGATAAAGATAGATTTCAAGAACCATGGTGTAAAGTCGGAGACTGGGTAGTTTTTGCACGTTACGCAGGCTCAAGAATAGAAATTGAGGGTGGGGAAGTTCGTCTTCTTAATGATGACGAAGTACTAGCAACTGTGCAAGATCCAACAGATATCTTGCATAAATTTTAACAACATAGAAGGAGAAAACTATGCCAGAAGAGGAAAAGAAAAAGAAACCGAGTGAAATACCGGTCGATATAGATACATCGGGCCCAGAGATCGATGTAACTGTAGAAGAAGCAAAAGAAGAAGCAGTTGAAACTGCTCCTGAAACAAAGGAAGAAGAAACAGTAAAACAAGAAACAGAAACAGAAAAAAAGGAAGAAGACACAAAACTAGAAGACTACAGTAAAGGAGTTCAATCACGTATTGCTAAACTTACTCGTAAGATGAGAGAAGCAGAACGTAGAGAAGCCGCTGCTGTAGAATATGCTAATGCGTTAGAAAAGAAACGAAGATTAGATCTAGAAAGATTTAACAAAGTCGATTCTGAGTATAACACTAAATTTGCAGAGTCTGTAAAATCAGAAATGGAATCAGTTCAAAAACAATTAGCAACTGCCATTGAATCTGGTGATGCGGCTGCGCAAGTTCAAGCAAACAAACGAATTGCTGAGTTAGCTTTTGAAGACGCTAAACTTAAGCAAAAAGCATCAAACGTCAAACAGGATGAAGAACCTGTTAGACTTTCTGATGGTGGAAACTTACCAAAACAAACACCTCAACAAATGCCACAAGCAGACCCTATGGCTGAAGAATGGGCAAGTAAAAACTCATGGTTTGGTTCAGATAGAGCTATGACTTTTACTGCATTTGAAATTCATAAGGATTTAGTTGAAAAGGAAGGTTATGATCCAAAATCTCAAGAATATTATCAAGAAATTGATAAAAGGATTAAAGTTGACTTTCCACACAAATTTGGTAATACTGAGAGTCAAGCAACGAACAGGGCCGTTCAGTCGGTAGCTTCAGCTAATCGAAGCTCAAAACCTGGTCGCAAACAAGTGAGACTCACTTCCTCACAAGTCGCAATAGCGAAAAAATTAGGAGTGCCACTAGAAGAGTATGCTAAACAATTAAAACTCACGGGAGGAGCATAATATGACAGATCAAAAAACTTCACGTGCGGCTGTAACACGGTCAAAGACTGAAAGACCAAAAGTGTACAAGCCACCTTCATCTCTTGATGCACCGCCAGCGCCAGACGGCTATAGGCACAGATGGATAAGAGCTGAATCTGTAGGTTTCCAAGATAGTAAAAATATTTTTGGAAGACTTAGAGAAGGGTATGAATTAGTGAGAGCTGATGAATACAAAGATTCAGATTACCCAATTGTGAACGAAGGCAAATACGCTGGAGTCATAGGAGTCGGAGGCTTGCTCTTGGCAAGGATACCCGAAGAACTCGCAAAGTCTAGATCCGAATATCAGAAACAACTTTCTGAAGGACAAGACGAAGCAATTGAAAACGATCTTCTGAAGGACCAAGATAAACGAATGCCTATCAAAGTTGATAGAAGTTCAAAGCACACTTTCGGTGGTACTAAGAAGTAATTCCCAAACTATCGATAGTTTAATATAAACCCGTACTGGAGGCCGTTTAACGACGGCAGGTACATTAAGGAGTAAGCACTATGGCTAACAAACAAACAGCCGGTTTTGGTCTAGAAGCTTCTGGCGTAATGGGATCTACTCCCGCTACTTCAGGACAAGGCAAATACTGGATAGATGCTGCAGATGCTACAGCGATATACAACGGTGAACTCGTAAGAATCACTGCTGGTTATGTCGTAACGGCTCAGGCAGCTGTAACAAACCCTACACAGGGTGTGTTCAATGGTTGTTTCTACAACGATGCAACTACATTAAAGCCAACTTGGGTAAATTATTATCCAGGTGGTATTACTCCAGCAAACAGTGAAGACATTAAAGCGTATGTAATGGATAATCCATTCCAGATTTACAATGTAGTAACTGATGCACAAATCGCAGCGAACGTTCCTGCTTCTCATGCTAAAATCATGGAAACTTATGGAATGAACGTTTCGGCTACATCAGGAACTGCTTCTGGCGGAAGATCTTCTTCTACGCTAAAAGTCTCAGCTGGTTCACATGCAACAGCAAATTCATTTAGGTACTTAGGTGACGCAGAGGATCCTGAGAACAACGACGTAACTGCAGCTTTCGCTACAGTTAGAGTTGTACAAGCTATAAATGATTTGGTCATGGATACATAATAGGAGCATAAAATGGCAATATCACGAGCACAGCTAGTTAAAGAACTAGAACCAGGCCTGAATGCACTATTCGGGCTGGAGTACAAACGGTATGACAATGAGTCTGCCGAAATATACAACACAGAATCAAGTGACAGAGCTTTCGAAGAGGAAGTAATGTTATCTGGTTTTGCTAACGCAGATGTAAAAGCAGAAGGTCAAGGCGTTTCATACGATCAAGCGCAAGAGACTTACACTGCTCGTTACACAATGGAAACAATTGCATTAGCTTTTGCAATTACAGAAGAAGCAATAGAGGACAACCTTTATGACAGACTTTCTTCTAGATACACAAAAGCTTTAGCAAGGTCCATGAGCAATGCTAAGCAGGTTAAAGCAGCAGCACCTTTAAACAATGGTTTACCAGGGGTTGCAGCAGCATCAGCTTTCCAAACAGGTGATGGCAAAAATTTATTTGCTACAGATCACCCTACGGTAAGTGGAACTGATGTAAAAAACACGCTTACAACTCAAGCTGACTTAAACGAAACTTCATTAGAAACAGCGCTAATCGATATTGCGCAAATGACTGATGAGAGAGGTTTAAGAATCGCAGCTAAAGGAGTTAAAATGATAATTCCTTCTGCGAATCAGTTCAACGCTGAAAGACTTATGAAGTCTCAGGGTAGAACTCAAACAGCTGATAATGACATCAATGCAATCAACTCAATGGGAATGATTCCTCAAGGTTACAGAGTGAACCATTTCTTAACTGACGCTGATTCATTTTACATTATCACGGACGTTCCAAACGGTATGAAACACTTTGAAAGAACTCCATTGACAACTTCAATGGAAGGTGATTTTGATACTGGTAACGTTAGATACAAAGCTAGAGAAAGGTACGTCTACGGATGTTCTGACTTTAGAGGTATTTACGGCGTTGAAGGTGTATAATACACATTAATTTATGGGGCCGCCTTAAAACGGCCCCATTTACATAACAATCTGGTGAGATATATGAAAAAATTTAGAGTCCGAATATTCGCTTATCAATTAAGCGCAGATTTTATTATAGAATCTTTGGACGGTCCCATAGACATAGAAAACGCTATCATTGACAAACTTGGAAAAAATGATATAAAGTGGGAGTCTCTTGGAGAAATGCACGATCCAAGAGTACATAGAATAACCTATGAGGAGGTTATAAAAGATGGAACAACATCTGCAAGACCTTTACACGAAGAAGAAAGGTCTGGACCTAGAATGGGAGCAGGATCATCTTAAAGAGGGTAGATATACTCTCAATATGGTTAAAATTGACAGAGCTGTCAGAGAAGTAATTAGCCATATAAAAATTGCAGAAGCTCAAAAAGCACATCTGCAAAATAAGGTGGAAGACGCTGCCCCACAAGTTTCTGTAGCTACTTAATAAAAAGCTACATCGTTGGAAAAATCCAATCCACATTACAGGCTCTCTTGCGCTCTACTCAAATCTAGTATATAAAAAATACACTATACAATTAATTAGAATACTGACGCGTATAGTCGACGGCCTAGAGACAGTATTCGGAAAACTAGGAGGATATAATTATGGCAAACACTACTTTTAATGGTCCAGTTCGTTCGGAGAACGGATTTGACTTAGTAAAGTTTAACTCAACAACTGGTGCAACAATTACTGATATTGGTTTAGAAGTATTTGAACAATCTGTTACAGTCGCAAATGGCGCAACTACAGGAACTTCAAGTGCTACAATGCCAGCTAACTTTATTGTGCTTTCAGCAGTCGTAGTTGTAACTACAGCTTCAACAAATGGAGTTTATCTAACAGATGTAGGAACAGCAGCAGACCCTGATGCATATTTAGATGGTATGGGCACAGTTATTGCTATTAACTCTGCAGGATTCAAAGGACACTTTGCATCTAACGGAGCAGGTGGTATTGTTGATCTTGCAGCAGGTACAGCAGCAGCTACAGCAGCACCAGCTACTTTAACACTTACTGTTAATTCAGACCCAGGAAGCGATACAGTTTTCAAAGTAAAATTACTTGGATTCTCTTCAACTTCTGATACTGAGTAATAAATAAATTAGTGTGGGCTTCGGCCCACACAAAGTTTAAGGAGAATAAAATATGTCATCTATTTCAAAAGTAAAACAAAGCATAGTTTTAACTACGAGTGGACAGCTACAAAAATTAAATCCGAGCGATGGTTCTGCGATAAACATTACTAAAGCTCAGATTATGACTGTTTATGCAATGTCTAGTAACACAGACGCTGAAATAAAAATTTATAATGAAATTGGTTCTGGTGCTACAGCAAAATTACTAGTTTTTCATGGTAAGTTTGGTGCAGCCGCTAATGCAGTTCAAGAGTTTAAATTACCAGGAATTGGTATTTATGCTGACACTGGTTGTTATGTTGCTTTGACTAACTGTGATTTTTGTTACATAGCCGGTACATTTTAAGGAGTAACTAATGGCGAATACTACATCCTCGTCTTACTCTTTTGATCAGAATTTTTCCATTGATGAAATAATTGCTGATGCATACGAAAGAATAGGTTTGGTTGGAACTGCAGGTTATCAAATTAAAACTGCAAGAAGATCATTAAATATTCTTTTTCAAGAATGGGGTAATAGAGGAATACATTTTTGGGAAGTAGGAAATACTAATATAAATTTAGTTGAAGGTTCTACTACCAATATTGATGCTACAGCAGAGGGTTCTGGTGTTTATACTTTTTACAGAAACTCAACAGATGTGCCTGGGGGAGGAGAACCACCACAAGCTACAACAGTTCCCACAGCAAACGTTTACGGTATTTCAGATATTTTAAATGTTACATATAGACAAAATTATAATACTACAAATCAATCAGATATTGGTTTAACAAAAGTTGCAAGAGATGCATATTCAGCAACTGCAAACAAAGCATCAAAAGGAACTCCTTCACAATTTTGGGTTCAAAGATTTATAGATAAAGTTACAGTAACTATTTATCCATTACCAAACTCAACAGCAGCAAGTAATTTTCTTAATGTATATTATGTAAGAAGAATTCAAGATGCAGGAGCATATACAAATGCAAGTGACACTCCTTTTAGATTTGCTCCTTGCATGGTTTCAGGTTTAGCTTATTATTTAGCTATGAAGTTTGCACCACAAAGAGTGCAAGAAACAAAATTAATTTATGAAGATGAATTAGCAAGAGCATTAGCGGAGGATGGATCAGCGGCAAGTACGTATATTACACCGAAAACCTATTATCCAAATGTATAATGGCAAGATTTTCAAAAGGAAGAAGAGCATTAGCAATATCAGATAGATCGGGCGCTGCATTTCCATATAACGAAATGGTTAAAGAATGGACTGGAGCTTGGGTACATATTTCTGAATTTGAACCTAAACAACCACAATTACAACCACATCCTGTAGGAGCAGATCCACAAGGTTTACAACATGCAAGACCTGCAAGAACAGAATTTCCTGTAGAAGACATTTTACCAAATAATCCATTTACAACAACAGCAGCTTCGGGAACGTTAAGTGTATCTTTTCCTAATAATGGTTTTAATTATGGAACAACATATGTAAGATTTAGAGAAGTTAAAGTTCCTGTGGGTGGTGTAGCTGTTTCAACTCTTGAATTAAAAACAACATTAAATGGAAACATAAATAATTCTGTTGCAACAATAACTTTGACAGACGCTAGTGAATTTCCAACTGCTGGTTTTATTGTAATAGAAAAAATGAATTCTGAAACTGGTGCCTTTGAAAACGAAACAATACAATACACAGGTAAAGCTGGTAATGATTTAACTGGTTGTACACGTGGAACATCTGCTTCATACAGAGGTGTTACACCGACACCAACAAAAGCAGGAACGCATACAAGTGGAGCTAAAGTATTTGGATCTTATTTAGCTACAGCCATAGCTACAACTATAGTTGTTGGTCCACAACCAACGCAAACAGAAACACAATACAATTCGTTAACCGTGCCTCTTGTTTCAAACGCGTCTAGCACGGCAACAGGGGGCG